AGCAGTATTATTATCATTCGTTGTCACAGAAGACAAAGCCCCGTAACCAAAGGCGGCACTTGAATTACCTGTAGTAACACTATCACCTGCACCGCTACCCATAAGTGTAATATTAACGCCTGTGGTTACTGACTCACCTGCGGCATATCCAATTGCAGTATTATGAGATTGCGTAGCAGAGGTAAAGTTTTGACTATATAAAGCGTTCCTACCTATAGCAGTAGAATAACTACCTAACGTATCTGATGTTAGTGCGTTGTACCCAAGTGCTACGTTATAGTCTGCATCAGTTAAGGCATCTCCTGCTAGACCACCAATGAGGGTGTTTTGTGTGCCTGTTGTGATATTTAGACCCGCATCGTAACCTATGCCTATATTGTAATTAGCTGTTGCAGATGTAAAGTTTTGCCTTCCAAGAGCGCTTGCTCCTATGGCTACTGCACGACTGCCTAATGTATCAGCAGATAATGCACTTGCACCGATAGCTACGTTGTAATCAGCATCAGTCAGGGCATCACCAGAAAGACCACCTATCAGGGTATTCTGTACGCCTGTGGTCATTAAATTACCTGCGTTATAGCCTACTGCAACATTGTAAACATCTACATTTGATGTGTTATTTTGACTTTGAAGAGCATGACTACCTATTGCTACACTGTTATCACCTGTCGTTTCACCGCTAAGAGCTAAATAACCTATAGCAATGTTATCTCTTCCAGTAGTTAAGGCATCACCTGTTAAACCACCCATAAGGGTGTTACGAACGCCTGTGGTTACTGCCGTTCCTGCGTCTTTGCCTACAGCGGTGTTATTATTTGCTGTTGTATTAGATTCTAAAGCTCCTTGTCCAACTGCCGTGTTTGAAGCCCCTGTGGTGTTGGCGGTTAAAGCATCATAACCTATTGCGGTATTATTATGTGCGGTTGTGTTAGCATCTAAAGAATGATACCCAACTGCCGTGTTGCTTGTGCCTGTAGTGTTTGCAGCCAAGGAGTTGTTACCAATAGCTGTATTGTTAGATGCTGTAGTATTTGCACTTAAAGCACTTTTTCCTAATGCTACGTTCTGACTACCAGTTGTAATAGCATCACCTGCTAAACCGCCTATAAGGGTGTTAGATATGCCTGTGGTTACATCGCCACCAGCATTATGTCCGATTGCCACGTTGTACATGTCAGCATTGGATGAAGGATTTTGGCTTTTTAATGCGTAGTTACCTAAAGCCGTTGACCTATCCCCTACGGTATTAGCTGTAAGTGCTTCGTAACCCAAGGCTACATTGTTATCACCAGTAGTGTTTGCTCCTAAAGATGCGTAACCAACGGCTGTATTGTCAGATGCTGTGGTGTTTTTTCTTAAAGCAAAATAACCAAGACCTGTGTTATTAGAAGCTGTAGTGTTTTCTTCTAATACTTGAAACCCAACTGCTGTGTTGCTACTACCTGTTGTATTTTCTTCTAGGGCTAAATAACCTAAACCTACGTTAGCTGAACCTGTTGTATTATCTCTTAAAGAACCATAGCCTAGAGCTGTATTTGCATCTGCTGTAGTATTAGAACCAAGTGAATCTCTACCTACTGCTGTGTTATTACTACCTGTTGTAGTTGCGTCTCCTGCTAAACCACCCAAGAATGTGTTGTTATTGCCTGTGGTTACTTGATTACCTGCTTGATGGCCTACAGCGACATTGTAAGAATTAGTAGCAGTCGTAAAGTTTTGCGCCTGTAATGTACCCTGACCAACAGCTACACTGTTACTTCCTAAAGTATCTGCTCCTAAAGCGTTGTAGCCTAGTGCTACGTTGTTATCAGCGTCAGTTAAAGCATCTCCTGCGAGGCCTCCCATAATAATGTTGCGGAGGCCTGTGGTCATGTTTTTACCAGCACTTGCACCAACTGCTACGTTGTAACCATCAGCACCTGCATTTAAATTTTCTAAGGCTTCTTCCCCAATAGCAACATTTAAACCATGTCCGTCTTCTGTTTTAAGAGCCTGATAACCAATAGCTATGTTAGACCCACCTGTACTAATAGCAGTACCTGCTTCAAAACCAATAGTAACATTTCTATCACCCGTAGTAATCGCAGTACCTGCCTCATCACCCACGACCACGTTGTAGTTACCGCCAGATTGTATTGAGTTACCTGCATTTACACCTGCTCTAAAGTTAGATGTTCCTGCGGACAGTGTTTTTAAATCGTCGCCTGTAGATACCGTAAGGTCATTCCCGCCAGTCGTGTTGCCGTTAGCAAGAACTTCTGCAAGTGTGTCAGATGTAGCAACTTGTGCGTCAACGTAAGCTTTAATAGATTGTTGTGTGGCCAAAGATGTAGCGCTATTTGACGCCATATTGTCTTCATCAAGAACGGCTGTGACTGTTGTGCTAGTACCCAACTGTAGAGACGTAGTATGTGTAAGAGCTTCAACAACATTTGTGCCGTCACAGAATAAAAATGTAGTACGTCCATTAGGGACAAGAATACCCGTACCAGACGCAGTTTTTACTGTAATGTTTTGCCCTGCAGCGTTCTTTACAATGTAAATCTTAGATAGTGCTGGGCATATAACCGTACCTGCAGCAGACAATGATGTACCTGTATCAGTAAGCTCGAGCATAGCACAACGCGATTCAGAAGTTGTTCCGTTCGCTGAAGTTAGTGTATGCGAGTTCGTTGACCAAGTGTTGATGACTGCACGTCCTGCTATAGCCTGTTCGACCATAGATGTGATGTTATCGTTTACTACGTCACCCCATGTACCGCTAAGTTCGCCTTGAACTGGCAGAGCAAGTTTGAGTATCGGTGAATATTGCGTTGTCATGTTCTTTTCCTTATGCGGCTATATCTTGCCAATCTGGAGTTTGTGTTTCAGATGCGGTATCCCATCCGGGAGTTTGCGCACTGGCGATAGGTGTCCAATTAGGTATTTGAGTATCATCAACCTCGCCCCATACGTTAGCGAAACCAATAATTCCCGTAGCTGCAAGCCCTGTAACAGATATATCTGCGTTAGCCGTTGCCGTCACAGTACCAAGTTTTATGTCCGCTTGCAATCCCGTAAGTGATATAGTGATTCCAAGAGCAAAAGTTACGTCTCCCAGAGAAACCTCAGCCGCAACACCTGTAACTGATATATTAGCTGCGCCAGTCATTGTAACTGTTCCAACAGTCGCGTCAGCTTCTACACCTGTAGTTACTACGTTAGCTTCTGCATCTACTGTAGCTGTACCAATAGTACCGTCAGCTTCTACACCTGTTGGGAAGATATTGGCTGTACCAGTCATTGTCAGTGTGCCGACAGCACCGTCAGCTTCTACACCAACAACTGGTATCTCTGCGGCGGCGGTAACCGTGACCGTACCTATTGAACCTACTGCGCGAACCGCTTGAACAAGAATATCTGCTTCAGCGTCTATACCTACTACATTTACGTGTCCATCAGCTTCTACACCTGTAACTACTACATTAGCTTCAGCATCAACAGATACAGACCCAATAGCGCCTTCGGCGACTACACCATCAACAGAGACAATAGTTAGGTCGGTACTCCAAGCCGTTTGGCCCCAAGCACCCGATCCCCAACCTATATATTCTACTGAAGACGGCATTTAGCCACCTTACGGAGTAGCAATACGCACGATAGCGTTCGTAGCGTCTGCTGCTGGGAACTGAACCTGAAAGTCACCTGCTGTAGATGTTTTATCTGCGCCGAAGTCTAATACCGCGACGGCTGGATTACTTCCACCTGATTTGTAGATCAATGCACCGCGGGCTGTAATTGTAGCGTCAGTCCATGTTGTATCTGCAAAATCTAAGAATGCTGTAGTACCTGATGATGCAGGGTTAGCAGAGATAGTGAGTGTATTACCTCCCGCGGTGTACCCTGTACCTGATACCTCGTTCGTCGTTGCATACGCTGTAGTAGCTGCACTTAATGTAGCTGAACTTGTATACAAAGCGATCTTAAAGGTTTGTGATGTGTTACTGCTAAAATCCATCTCGCCGTCTAATAGAGCGACTTTGAAAGATGTACACATTGCTTGTGTGATTGCCATTTCTGTCTCCTTAACTTACTGGCACTCGGAATTGTCCCGAGCGATATGCGTCTTCGCGTAGTTTGCCGTCTCCGAGTCCCTTCAACAGCGTTATTGCCTGCAAATACATTTTTTCGTACGTCGCAACAATATCAGGTTCGCCTTTCATAAAACGAATAGCTTCAATCAACGCGCCATTAAGTAGAGCAGAATCAAACTCTTCTCCTAGCCATGTAGTGCCGGCAGTGACAATTGATGCAGGGTAATATCCATAATGAAGTTCTGAAGTGTACCCCGCGTCTGGGGTAGGGCCAACAATAAATGTGTCGTCGTCAAAATATGCGTAATGTTTGGGTAGTCCTGTAGCTGTGGCGTTAGGGTATGCTTCGCGCATAAAATTAACATCTTTGTTTAACAAGAAATGATAATTACCACTACCGTCTACTACAGCTAGAGAATACGACCATAAGAAGTCAGAGGGTGTAGACAGGTATTTGACATTAATAGACATCGTACCTGTTACGTTTTTTCGCAAAGCAGGAATCTGCACTGTGTTGTATATTTTTTGTTCAGCCTGCTGTGTGAACATAGCGAGCTGGTCATCTGTAAACGAGTTTTCACAGATGTCTTGGATGTTGGTTTTCAGCTCAGTATAGTTCATATCTTACCCCATTGGCCCTCGTGCGTACAAACCTTTAGTTGCAGCGCCTGTGCCACGCACTTTGATTTTACCACCTTTAGCGTAGCCTTTTTTAGCCATACCGCCTTTTTTAAACACGCCACGACCTTTTAACACGTCGGCTTGCGTTACCTTACCATCCCCAGTTAGGTCAGTTAATTTTTTAGCCATGATCCATCTCCTATGTTATACTTACGATAACTGATCCCACTTGACCAGTACCAATTAAATTATTAGGTGTAAGGTCATAAAGATCATCACCTCCACCTACAGGGTTCCAACCCCACTGTATACCTCTACTACTATACTCTCCAGATTCTCCTAAGCTTTGGTCAGGTCGTGGGTCGCGTATAGCTTGTGGATCGTCTACAGGAAACTCACCTAAACGTAACTGAGGTTGATCGGGACTCCAACACTCAGGACAAGCCTTTATATTAGTATCCTGCCCTTTAACAAAAAGGTTGCGCAACTCACGTAGTTTATATTTAAAACCACATACGTCACAAAGCGCGTTAACCTTTTGAGAAGAGGCAAATCTATTACTCATTAACCAACCCTAGCAATACGAGGTACAAACCGTGCCGAGGTTTTCTCTCTATCTTCTGAAGCAGCCATATCAAATTGTTCATCATACACAGACTTTAACATTTGCACGCGATCTACTAACTCAGGAACTTTCATAGCTATATGGTAGGCTAACCCTGCTACGAGGCATGGGAAGAACCTAAAGTTCATATCTGCAGTTTCTGCACCTGCACCTGCATCTTGTATTCGTCGCATACGCCAGTAGTACAGCACATAGTCGCTATTGTCTGGTACAGGCCAAACGTTAATATGAGGTTCATCTCGTAGGCGCTCAACATACATCTGTATAGGACGCCCTTGTGATAATTTGTTTGGTATAGATGCGTATGTACTTACACTAATTCTACTTATAGTAAGATCAGATTGTGTACTAGCATTACCACTATTAGTACGTATTTGATGTTCCATTAAATCTATAGTGTCTGCTGGTAATTGATACCGAGAAGTGCCTTGCACAAGATTTACTGTACCAGAATCAATAGTCCACATGTTTATGCCGCGGTTCTGCCACTCGATTGTCATCAAGTTCATAGACCGTCTAGCTGTACGCAAATCGTATCCAGAACGCATCTCACGTCCCGCACGTTCCCATGCTTCCTCGGCAATTTCCGTAAAGTCCATATTGAACGCTGTGGTACCTGATGTTGTCATGGTTTAATCCTTTACGTGTACAACGTCTTTTTTCGTCTATTTTCTATTACCGCGCCACAACCCCGTGCTATATCGCGTTTTCGGCGAGCTAACCCACCACCTGATAACTTAACTGTAGCAGCTTTTGTATTTTTTACTACAGTCTTGCCTTTAGCGCCTTCACGTTTCTTCTTCTTTGCCGTAGTAGCACGTTGGCCTTGGCTTAAACTGTTGGCCTTACTACGCGGTAAACAGCGGTCAGGGTTCTTCTTATCTTTAGAAGTTCCACACGCGCCTTTTATTTTACCGTCGGTACCAACTCTAACCCAGTCTTGATCCCGCCATTTTTTCAGGTCACCCATTATTTTTTCTTCTTCCCTTTACTACCTTTAGCATAGTTTGGGTCTTTGCAGTATTTAGACGCAGCCATGTTAGCATAGGCGCTAGGATAAGTGTCAAACGTACGTTTAGCCCAAGACTTACCCTTAGAGCATATCTTACCGCCTGATTTATAGTACCTACGCATTAGCGCATCTTGCAAACTTTGCCGCCACGAGCCAAGCCGTAACCACGAATTTTGCCGCCTTTTTTATAACCTTTTTTAGCCATACCACCAGCTTTCATTTTATTGACCTTACCGCCTTTTTTCATCATAGAAGGCATATTCATACGGTCTTCGTCACGTTTAGCTTTTCCACGCATTTCGTTAGCGCCAGCAGATAAACGGTTTTCTTGCTCTCGAGTGAGGTTAGTGTCTGCACGTTGTCTTTTGCTAGCACCCGGCATTTGAGTTAAAGACTTTTTCTTTTTTAACATATCAGACATTTTACCGCCTGCTTTGTAACCTTTTTTCTTCATCATTGGTCTGTCTCCTTGTAAAGATTATTGAATACTCTTTCAGTATCCCAAACGTAACCTACGTCTTCTTTTGAATTATAAGTGTGTTGGTTTGGTTTAAAGTCTGGAGCGCCTTGCCCTGTCTCAAACCACGCAGGGTGCGTTACACGAACCCGATTATTTGGTAATGCTACTATGTTACCTGTATACTCTCCAGCGTCTAATAATTCAAGTACGTGACTTTGTTTATGTTGCGCAGGGTCATCAGCTACTTCACTATCAGTGTAATCCACCGTAAATAAATACTTAGCGGGGTAAAACTCACCATCTACTTTGGCTATCCAAGGAGCAGGAGAAGCTCGTTCTAGTTTATACACAGAATGGTAATGAGACATACAGTCCCAAGGTTGTGCTAAATAGGTAGGTAATGCTGTAGGCCACTCCTCTAAAGGTGTATCAGCTACAAGCGCTGTAAGGGGTAGCCTAGCCCACATAGCTCCACCATGTATATTTTCTTCGTCTTCATCATCAGATTCACAACCAGTAAAAATAACTTGAAAACTAAGAGTACGGTTAGGCATTGTAGTAACACCAATAACCATGCAGTGTAGAAACTCACCGTGGTATTCTTCTAAGTTTTTTGTATATTCTCTACGTACCCACGCTTTAAAATAAGGGATACTGCTAGTTAAGTAAGGCATTACTTTTGCAGCTCCTTTTTCTTGCGTTTTTTAGCTGCAACTTTTTTTCGTTTTTGAGACAGCTTAGACGCAGGGTTTTGTATCTGCTTGCTCATCTGTGCGCGAGATATAGCCATCTAACAATTCCATTTCCGCAAACTTTTGTTTATACGGCTGTCCGGATCGTTAGCAGTCTTAGCACTTGTGTTACGTTTCTTCATGCCCTTCATACGAGCGCAGAAAGATTTTCGTCGGTTAGCGGCCTTAGAACCTTTTTTAAGTTTACTAGGTTTTGTAGTAACCGCTGTTTTTAGTTTACTTCCGGGGTTAGCTTTCCGGTAGCTAGCAACGCCTTTAGCATTGAGGCCACCGGATTTGCTTTTTCCCTCTTTACGAGTCCAAGCAGGAGACTTTTTGACGGAGCCTCCTGATTTGTAATAACTCCGCATGTATCACCTCTAGTTGTAGAAGACTGTCATGGCGGTAATATTTGTCATCGCCGTTATTAACACGTCGTTTTGGCAACGTATTCCCGCTTGGGGTATATTTACCGAGTGAGAGTCTGAAGCTTTAAAATCAAGATCAAGCACTGTTGTACCGCCAGCACCGTCAGTAATAGTCAATCGACCAGCACCGCCACTAGAAGTTAATACTTGTACCTGACGGATACGAGCAGGGCCTACAGCTAAAGATGCTGCTGAGGTAACCCGTTTAGTTTGAACGTCAGAATGAGACATACTCTAATCCTTCTTTTTTGAAGGACGCCCACGTTTTTTAGCTGGTTTTTCTTCCCACGCCTCATTTACATCAGGTGTAGCAGGATCATCCGCTTTAAGCGTGCCGTCTTCTTTTCGTGCGCGAACTTTAACAGTGCCGATTCCTCGAGCCGCTAGTTCTTCTTCGGTTGGGGGTGCAAATCTACTCATTACGTACCCCCTTATGATGCTGCGATTGTGCCGCCTGTGTCAGAACGCTTCCAATTTGTTCCGTCAGAGAAAGCCAATATAGCGGAGCCGGCAGCTCCATTAGACACAAATACAACAGTACCTGCGCCAGCCGCTGAAGCTGAAGGTGCGTTTGCAACTGTATATGTTGGGACGACGATGTCGCCAATAAAGCCAGCAGTTGAAGTCACTGGACCTGAAAATGTAGTATTCGCCATGAATATATCCTCACATGCGAGTTAAGTGAATCCGTCTGCATGTCGTCAGTCGGGCCTGTCAGATTCACGGGGTATTCCCGATAATTGTTAATATACCACCGCATAACATAATATGTCAACAAAAAGAAAGGGGCCACCGAAGCAGCCCCTCTCCAAAACAAATGTTCTAAGCTTATGCGCCCGGAGAACCAAAGATTCCTAATGGATCAGATACACCAAACGAGTAACGCTCACGAGCTTTGTAGCGGCTGTTGCCAGTATCAAAGTCAGCGTCCATCGAAGTAGCCATTGGGCTACGTGTGAAGTGTTTTAGACCATTTGGAACATCTGTCATCAAGAACCACGCATCAGTGTCTGTTAGATAGTGGTTTACAGTGTAACCACCCGGAACAGAACCGTTGTTGCGTATAGCGTTGATGTCGTTGTCCGCAGTACCTAAACGACCTTCTGTTTCTAACAAACGTGTTGCAACGAATTGCAAGTTTGGCGGAATCACAAGTTTCTTAGGTTTTGCTGCAATCAATAGGCCACGCTCATCTGTCCAACCTGCGATTTGAATGATAGCTGCCTCAAGGGAAGTTTCGTTCAAGTCCGCAGCTACTGCTGGTTCGTTTGAGTTAGTGCCGCCATCGATTAGCGGGTGGTCAGTAGCACATAATGACTTGCCGTCACCGTATGTAGTACCAGCAGCAAAAGCATTGTTTAAAATGTTAGCCGCTTTGACCTGCTTAGTGTACGCCATAGCGCGAGCCAGTGCTTTAGTATAACGAGACGATAGTGAATCGTACAAGTTATCTTCAATAGCTTCCTCAGTAATAGAGAAACCCATCGCCACTGTTTCGTGTGTGTAGCGTGCAGTGAAAGCTTCTTGAGCATTGTCATACTCAATAGAAGAGCCTTCTGACTTAGTTGGTGCAGCACCAAAGCCAGATAGTTTTGTTTCTTCCTCAAAAGAGCGATCTGATGATTCAGTTTCAAAAATTTCGGCGTGTTCTTCACCGTATTTTGCATATTCCAAACCGAACAATGCGTTCAATCCGGGTAACAGTTCTTTTAGTAACTGTGCGCGTGAAATAGCCATGAATTATTCTCCTACGATGCCGGTACCCATTTGGTGGTACGGTGAGTTAATTTTCACTAATACATCAGTATAAGCATCGCCAATAGCAGAACCCGGTTTTGTAACAAAACCAACAACTTTAAACGCCTTAGTTGCCGTAGCAGTAGTAGCGTCAAGTTGCATGTTAGATTTGCCAGTAGTTGTGTTTACTGAAGTTGTAGCGTTTTGTGCGGCTGGTAAAGGCGCATTGTGTCCCAACGCAGCTTGAGCAATTGCTCCGTCTGCTTGTACTTGGAAAGTAACATTTGGGTCAGTTACAACGTAAGCAGTAGCGTTAGCTGTCCCTGAAGGGTAATACTGAGAGAAAATCAATTGACCTTGAGCATTTACATACTCGCAACCAACAAACACTCCTAAAGCACCTATGCCGTTACCACCAAGGTTGTTGGTAGTTGCATCTGCGCCAGTACCAGAGGCTAGTTGTACGTAACCTGCAGCGATCTCAACAACAGAGCCGTAGCCGATGTTCTGAGCCACGCCTGCAGGAGTAATTAAAAACGAATCTTGAGCGCCAGCATAAGGCATACCGTCAGATCGTTTTACGGGTACAAACCCGTATCCTGAACTTGTAGTAGACATGATATATGTATCCTATATAGATTAAATTTAAGTTCCTTTGCCGAATGTTACTTTGGTCTTGCGATCATTGAACAACGGCATTCGAGGGTCATTTTCACGCATGAGGTTGTTATCAACAGAACTCATTTGACCATCAGTCTGTTGTTGGAAATAGTCGTTTCTTTCATCAACCATTTCTATTGGCGCTTTGCAGAGTAATAAACCACCTATAACTACGTTATCTCTAAAACGTTCTTGTTCTACAGTAACCATAGAGATTTCTGGGTGATCTTCAGCTCTTACAGGCGTCCAACCTTCACGTAACTTTGACGAGACATTGGTAGCGTCTACTTGGCCTTGGTTACTTACTCGAATCCACCTAAAGCTGTATCCGGCTTGGGGTGCAGGAGACGGTAAAGTCTCTGGACGTGTCCAAGCTTTTTTACGTACGGTTTTTTCGCGTTTTTCTAGTTCGCGGTCTATGCGATTCTCAGCCATTTGCTTTCCTCATATCTATTGCAACCTGTTTGGCGTATTGTTCGGGTGTCAACCCCAACTTCTTAGCGATTTGTACCTGAGTGCGTGTCAACGTCACTTTCCGTGCTGCTTGGCTCCGCGTTGCGGGGGCAACCACTTGGGTCTTCTTTCGCTTCGGTTCAGCATCCTCGAAATTTTCGGGGAATACTTGACGCATACGAGAGTTTATAGTCTCGTAGTATTCATCACTTTGCGGGCTTACGCCCTGTTTGACAAGTTTATTATGCAACCCCAGCGCTAAACTCGTCATTTCATCGTCGCTTCCAAACCACGTATTAGCTTTTTGCCAATCTGCAGCCCGGTCATCAACTTGTACTGCCGGAGCGGGTTGTTCTACTTCTGTTTCTACAGGGGTTTCTGCTTCCTGTAAAGACGGTAATTTGAAGTTTGCTAGTCTTTCGGACTTTAACTTAGCATTGGTTAGCTTTTCTTGTGCATCCAATACCGCATCAGAGTCACCAGACTCGTATGCTGCTTTATACTCACGTTTAGCGTTTTCTGATTCAATAGCAGCGTTCTTCTTTGCTTGATCTAACAAAGCTGTTTGATTCTTGTTTACGTTACCTTTTAGCTTCTTATTTTCTTCCATAAGTTGCTGGGTAACTCTTTCAAGTTCTTTACTTTGCCGATGAGCTTCTTCTTTAGCTCTGCGCTCGTCATGGTAACCTTTGCTAAAATGCTGGATACGTTTACGAACTTTGTCAGAGTAATCTTCAAGTTCTTCATCCGTAATATCTGCCGGAGGCTCTGAAGCCTTGCGGTTACGGTCTGCTTTAGGTGTATCATCTACAACCTCCACTTCAAAGTCGTCTTCAGGAGCTTCTTCGACTTTTTTCTTAGCTTTTGGCTCAGGAGTCTCTTCTACTTCCATGAAGTCTTCTTTAGTTTTTTTACCGGAAATATCAATTTCAACAGAACCAGAATCTTCAATATCTAGTTTGTTGTCCTCTGGTTCCGGAAATTCAAATTCTACTTTCTGAAATGCCATATCTACGCCCTCTGAATGCCTGCTGGATCGTCTACAACTGCTTCTATTGAATCATCGTTCATTAATCGATATTCAACGCCACCTATTGTAAAACGTGTTCCTGAGTTCATACGAAACATAACGAAGTCGCCTTCCTTACACCAAGGTCCGGTGGGGAAACGTTCGTCATCAGAGTACGCTTGATCGCCCATATCCACAACAAGTCCTATAATAGACATGATATGGTCTTGGGTTTTAGCTGTTTCCGTTTTCAGGATCGATGTCCCTGCTACGGTTTCTTCGGGTTGTGGTAGTGCTACCAACACGCGGTATCCCACGGGTTTAGGTAGTTGTAGTTCTAATTCAGCATCGCTGATTTTAACTGCTGCTTCAGTCATCATCGTTTTCCATATAGTTTTTCGCAAGGTCTTCAATGTATTGTTTGCTGGCTTCGAGACCCCGAATTAAGCCAACAACTTCTCTAAATGCCGCATAGTCTTTAGGTGACCCCGCGGTTAAGAAACTCTGTGCAGACGAGATGTCCCCGTCGATTTTATCTTTTAGCACGTCAAAGACGGTTTTTGCCATATTGTTTTATGACTCCTTTTTAGGTGTTTTCGCAGATCGCATCATACGTGCAGTTTCAAGGCCAATCTTGTTACGTTCGGCACGACCTGCCTGTTCTAACTTAATGCCTTTTTCTTCTGCTTCTATTGTAAGTTCTGCTTGATCTATTTTAACTCGTTCTGCATCTAACATAGCAGAGGTGAGGTCTTTGGCTTTTTGCAGTTTTAACTTTTCTTGTTGCAAGGCGCTATCTGCTTGGTCTTTTTGCGCTTTGCGTTGCTCTTCAGCTTGTTTAATCTGCAGCTCTGCCTGTTTCATCTGTATGATCGGGTCTTGCTGTTGCTGTTGAGCTTTCTGTTGCGCGGCTTGTTTCTGGTTAGCCTGCGTTAGTTGCTTGCCTGCGTCTGCAACCAGACGTGACAGTTGTACTTCCATATCCTCATCCATCTCCTCATTTGGAGCCGGTAGTGGTACACCAAGCTTCTCTTCGATCTTGGTGCGATATGAGAACCCTAAGTGTTCGGCTATATGCGCCTGTAGAGACGCCATAATCTGTTTGGCCTGTGGGTTCTGTCCGATCATCTGAGCCATCATAGGGTCTTGCATGAACGATGTATGCGTAGCGATATGCGCCTCATGGTCTTGGTAAATAAACGCTTTCATAGGCTTGCCTACTAGGGCATCCATGTTCTCGCTTATCGGATCGGTTGGTTTTGCGTCGTCCTTAGTTGGGACGAGTTTATCGGCGTTCTTCACGCCCAATACTTCTATCATCTGACGATGTAGCTGTGGTAGGTCATATATCTGTGGTGCTTGCGACGACATCTGCAAAACAGTCTGATACTGTACCACACGTTGTGCCATAGTCGAGTTATTAGGGTCACTGACAGGGATTACATCCACCATCATGTAATCTTCCCGTTTAGCCCCTACCTCACCTCTAGTGGGTATATATGCGTAGTCTTCAGGGGCATACTCCGCCATGATCGCTTTGAGTAGTTTAAACTCTTGTTTCATCGCGTAGTGTACGCGTGCTTGTACAGCAGCCATAGGTTTCAGTGTGCGTTCTAGTAAAGCTAGTGTAGTACCCACAGGAGCGTTAGCAGACATGTCAGAGATGTCCATATCGCTTATAGCACCTAGTCGTCGTCCTTCAGTAGTAATCTGGTTGAGAAGCGCTAGGAGCGTCTGTGAAGGCTCTTTGTAAGGTAGCGGCATGATGTTGTCACGGATTGACCCTGACGGCACGTCTACGTCCTTAAATTCACCCGGCTCGATAGGTGTATCATCTCCCTTGATACGCAATCCACGGGACTTTAACCCTCCCGGGAGGTTGGAGAGCGTACCCGCGTCTACGAGTTGACGTATCAAGGAAGTACCGGCACGGGCGTACCCGCCGATAATGTGTATCAGGCCAAGGCCATAAAACCCAAATCCCGGTACATAGTTGTAGTGGACGAAGTGCTGGCGCTTGAGTGTGAGAGGGTCACCCTCCTCGTAGTTTCTACGGACCGCCAGCACTTCTCCACTTCCACGCTCAATCGTGACGACATATGGTCGAGCAATCCCATCCTCGTCATCAATACCTTCTATAAGGAGGTCGGCGTGTATTTCGTAGATAGCGTAGCGGTCATCATCAGTGAGCGAATAGCCCCCTTCTTCCGCTTTCTTCTCTTCGATGTCTGTGTGGTAAGGCTCTGGCTCCCCAAGGTCTATATCTCTATAGAACTCTGCGGCCTGTAGCTTCTTCAATTCATTCTTAGTTTTACGCATTACGTGCGTTACACGCTCTGCAGACTCAATATTCGACGCGCCGTAAGGCACAATCACATCTTCTGCTGAGATATAAATAGCAGCTTGACGCCCTAGATTAGGGTCAAAATACACCTTTTTAAACGCAGAACCTGCTAAACCGAGGCTATATAGCATCCGTTCGTGTTCTGGTCGGTATTCAACCATGTTTTCAGTCAATTCGTAGTTCATATCTGCCATAACACGGGCAGCCGCTTCGTCTTTTTCCTTAGTTTCTACACCAAGTATTTTAGTTTTTACTGGTCCAGCCGCTGGCATGGTCTCGCTCATGGTCTCAGCTTGGAATCTTATGGCTGCTTCAGCCAAAACTGTAGAGTTTACGCCACATGCGCCTTCCCAAGGGTCTGTACGTTCCTCGTATTTGAACCCTAATACGTCTAAACCCTTAACAAATGTATCCGCCCAGTCTTTACGACCCTCAATATCGGCCTTTACTTGACCTACAAGGTCACTTGACAACCCCTCAAGGGTGTCTTCATCCATCATTTCAGCTAAATTACCACCAAACTCAGTAAAATCACCTTCCATTCCGGGCATCAGAGTGATCTCCATGCTTCCATCGGACAAGGTTACTGACTCTGGGTCAACAATCTCGATCTCTATTTCGGGTATTTCCATCTCCTCCATACCCTCAAGGTCACCTTCTAGGTCTTCTAAGCCCATTGGAGCTGCGTATAGTCCTTTTTCAATAGCCATTGCTAATCCTTTTAATAATATCCGCCTCGGCGTCGTTTAAAGAACCGTTCCTCTTCAGGTTCGTCACTAGGTAATCTGATAAATCCGCCCTGCCTAAACCGCATCAGGGCCATAACTGTAGAGTCCACGAGGTCATCATTACTCATAAATGGAAATCCTGCAATCTCTTCGACCACTTCTTCAGCCCACCGTGTCTCTGGCACCCAGCAAATCCCAGATGCTACTATGTCTGCAACGGAGTTAAGTCTGGCTAACTTATCTCCTGACCCCCTATGTGGCGTGTACTCCGATACTGGCAAGCCCATACGCCGCATCTCTTGATACAAGGCTACACCAGAACTTTTCTTCTCCACAATAAACGAATCAGGTTCCCAGTCATGGTACTCTTCCATCGCAAGTTGTTTAAGTTCTGGAAACTCTATACGACGTTTTATACTATTTAACAATATAATATTGTAAGCTTCGGTCTCTTCGTTCAAGAAAACACCCCATGTAGTAAGTGCTGTGAAGTCTGCACGGTTATGTTTCTCGGCTGCCGCATCAAGTGACATGATAACATATTCACATGGAGGTGGTGAGTCCGGTATCCACTTCTTCCACCACTCCCGCTTGACCATAGCGGCCTCTTCGGTAGTAGGTTTCTGTTGATATTGGGAGTTCCACTGGAACACGGGCATTGATGCTTTGGTGCGCAGTAAGGCTTCTAGGTCAAAGAACTCAGGCCATAGAGGTTTCTGCACAGTTTTCTTAGTCTTCTTGTCTTCTATATCTAGTATTGCGGGGAACTCGACCACATTATACTGGTCAGCTCGCTCATTTTTGCCCATATCACGCACCACTCGACCAGTTAGATCATCTAAATGCCAACGTGTCTGTATGATTGCAACGCGACCTCCCGGCATCAGACGTGTACGCGCACCGAATGTAAACCACTCGTATGCTTTCTCAAATACACCAAAGCTCCCGTTAATTACATCTTGCTCAGAATGTGGATCGTCCACAAGCAATAAGTCAGCGCCACGCCCAGCCAAAGCAGAACCAATACCACACGCATAATATTCTCCCCCGACATTCGTATTCCACCTTCCTGCTGATTTACTATCTTGTGCTAATTTTACTGTAGGGAATATAGATCGGTACGCTTCCATAGCTATTAAGTTACGAACTTTACGTCCGAAATCCACCGCTAGGTCTGTCGTGTGTGACACCATCATAACTTTCTTATCTGGGTTCCTACCTAAGAACCATGCTGGAAAGAAGATAGACACAAGCTGTGACTTACCATGTCGTGGTGGAATGTTGACACATATACGGTCTTCATCCCCAGATTCAATCGCCATAAGCATGTCTGCAAGGATTCTGTGGTGCTTCCCCACTATGAACTCCGGCATCATTAACTTACAAAACTCTATTAGGTCATCATATGCGCCCTTATTAACGGCTCTGACGCTGAGTTCATCAACCATACGGTCAATCTCAGCAACTTCCTCTTCGCTAAACGAGTCTAAGTTGGCCAACATGACCTCAATCTCAGCTTCATCAAAGGCAAGAACGTCAGTCGTCATCATCAAACCCAAATTCTTCGTTAATATCTATGGCATTCGGGGTCAAAACTACGGCATCGTCTACTTCAGGCTCTGGATTTACCAGTTTTGCAAGCTTGCTACGTAGTTTTTCTTTAATATCATCAGTAGTTTGGTGCGTAATCGTCACTTCGGACTTCTCTGTGAACAACCCTACGTCTGAAATCTTACCTAGAAGCTCTAATGCACGCATACGTACACGAGGATCAGGGTTTTCAGTCTCCATAACGAGCTTATTGGTCACTAAATTGCGCAATTGCTTCGAAGATTCTACCACAGAGTGGTTAAATTCATCAATTATAGCACCTGTCATCTTAATAGAAGGGGGTGTCAGCTTGGCTGCACGCTTGTGTGTCACTTTTCGGGACGTTTTGTCGGGTTCTTGTGCAAATGCGGTAGCCAAAACAGCGGCGACTTCCTTATCCTCCTCGTTTGGAGTGGTGTCTAGCCCATGTTTCTCTAGTTCTTCGACAGTTTTAGCCATCGCAACTGCACGATCTGGCAGATGTAACTGCTTTACTTCATCTTCTAAAGGTACACCCATCTCTGGGGTAAGATTCATTGTCATAACACATCGCAGGTTGTTAACCGGTAACGTAATAATAGGACACAAAAAATTTTTTATCAAGGGTTTTCAAAAAGGGGTGGGGGGTTTTCAAAAAATACAACTTTATT